CCGTCGACGTGGCCCTTGATCCGGCCACCCGCCACCGAGAACCCGAACTGGCCGCCGTTGGCCTTCTGGTTGTGCAACTCAAACCCCGCCATGCGCAACCAGCGCACGGCCAGGTCTTCCAGCGCATGGCCGACCTCGAACACCCGCAGGATGCGACCCGAGAAACCCCGGCCGGGATCGACCGGCGCACCGGCGTACTCAAACTGCAGCGCCCGTTCGCAAGCCACACCCAGGCGAGAAGCGCCGAGATAGTCGCGCGGGGCCTGCCCGGCACGTTCAACATCCAGCGCCACATCGATGAAGCCCGTCACCCTCTCGTGGAAGGCGGGGCGATGATTGAAGTCCAACATCACTTCGCCCTCCCACGCTTGACTGGCTGCCCTGCCACCACCTCTCCGGTCTCCCACGGCAGGTCATCCTCCAGATCGGCGAAGGGATTCGCCGGATCGAAGGCGGTCGTTGCCAGTACCGGCTCCAACTTGGCCACCGGCTGCGGCGCCTGCGTCTCATAAGGGGCGAGCCCCCGCACCGGCGGATATTTCGCCTGTTGGTGGTGAGCCGCCATGGCTTCCGTCCAGCCGGTCACAATCGCCTCGATCACCTGCAAGGCCTCGGCCTCGCTGTAGTGACCCAGCGGTTTGTCAAAGCCGATCTCGCCGGCGGCCTCGCCGAAGCACTTCAGGCAGGCGCGCATCGCCGCGCGCTCGAATTCGGTCGGATCAACCACGAGCACGTCCTCCTGCCTGGGGTCGGTTCGCAGCCACTGGCCGTAGAGCGCGTGAAACGCGTCCTGGCATTGGCGGCTGCAAAACACCCAGTCCATCGGGTACCGGCGCAATTCGCCGACCTTGAAGCGGTTGTCGCTGTGGCCGAGGCCACGGGCCTGCCGCTTGCAAGCCCAACACTGTCCGGCCATTCATTGCCCTCCCTCCAGCGCACCGATGAAGAGGGTCATCTGCAGCGGCTGGCTGCCAAACGCCGTGGCGCAGCGGGTGTCGAAGTCCCGGTAGGTCATCGACGAGCGCGCGATCATGGTCACCGCGTGGATCTGCTTTTCCAGCAAAGCAAGACCGCCTTCGGAGAGCCACTGGTGGGCCTTGTCGGACAGCCGCTTGCGGTTGCGGATTTCCTCGATGATTTCGCGGGGCATGATCACGTCGTAGACCCAGCGCAATGTGATCTGGCCGATCACCGCCGGCGGGTTTTGCTGATGGCCCAGGTAGTGCCAGCCGAACAGGCGAAACAGCGCCCGGTAGTAGTCAGGGCTGAAGCGCCGCTCCCAGCTGGCCACGCGCTCACGCAGCAGCCGCGAGATCAAGGCCTGCAGTGCATCGGGGGCACGGTGGTACTGGTAGCCGGTGGCCTCATCGATCAGGGCGACCTCACCGGACTTGGCCAGCGCCTTCAGGATGCGCTGGCAGTTGGGCACCAGGTGCTGGCGCTTGCGATGCAGCCGACCTTCGAGCGCGGCGTCGATCACGCCCGAGGCGACCTCGCTGATCACCCCGGCCGGAAAGAAGGCCGTGGTCTGGCCCGAGGGTAGGCGGATGCTGCAGGCGCGGTCCTGCAAGACCTCCGCTGCGCCCGGGGCGACATCGGACAGCAAGGTTTTGAGTTGGCTGCCCCGGCGCGATTCGTGCAGGCCAATGGCGGTGGCCAGTTGCCGCTGCACATAGCCACGGGTGCCGTCTTCCAACACCACGGCTTCCACCGCCAGGTCACCGAAGCGCACCACACCGTAATGGCTGGTCGTGAGAATAGGTGTGCTCATCATCGTCACGCCCTCCCTTATTGCGCCCAGGCGGGCTTGCCGCTGAGGACGGTGGATGGGGCTGGACGTGCGGCAGCTGCCGGTGGCGTATAGCTTGGTGCGGCGACCGCTGCCGGCGCACCGGAGTTGCCACCGGGATTGCCAGTACCACCCTTGGGCATCACGCCCATGACCAGGGCGTAGTCCTTGTGATCCGGCTCGATAGCGGCTTTGATGGTGTTGCGGTCCTCGCCCCGGCCATCTTTTTCGATGTCGATGCGCGCGGCGAACTCGAGGCCATCGAGGTCGGCAAAGCCGCTGATGCGACGGGCGGCCTGCGCCTGGGGGCTGTTGTCGGCCGGATGGACATTGCGCGCGGAATTGAGCGCCGCCCGGATGAAGGTCCGGCCCATGTTCCCCCAGGTCGGTCCCTTGGCGCTGTGCAGGCCCACGTTCCACCAGATCTTGCGTTTGGCAAAAGGGCCTTCCATCACCACGCCCTCGCAGGCGAGGTAGACCGCACCGGTCTCGAAACTCTGGGTGGCCCAGCCGCCGGTCCAGCCCTGTGCTGGATCGTCGAAGCCGCCCGGCTTGATAGTCAGGCGCAGCTTGGCCGCCGTGTTGCGCGGGATGAGGTCGAAGGACTGCTGCTTCTCAGCGTCGTTGAAATCGTTCCAATTGGACATGGCGGCTTACTCCTGGGATGCGTGGGCGGTCGGGAAAACAGTGATGTGCGCAGCGGCGGCAGTGCGACCGAGGCACTTGGCGATGAGCTTTCCGAGGTGGGGTTCTTCGAGAGGGTCGAGCCGGCCGCTGCGGTCCTTGCTCGGGAAGCCCCAGGCGTTGTCCGCGCCGGTCACGAAAGCGCGGTAGGGCGTGCCGTCGTCGGCTTTCAGGATGGCCAGCGTGATGACTTCATCGAGCACGCCCGGCAGCTCGGCCGAGGTCTTGGCGCCTTCCAGCTGCAGCTGGTAGATGCGGCGGTTGAAGTCGTCCAGCTTCTCTTCGAGGATGCAGACGTAGATGACGTGCTTGTCGCGCACGTGCTGCAGGTGCGTGAGCGCGCCGATCATTTCGGTGCCCAAGAGGCCATAGGCGCCTCGGGTATCGGGCTTGCCGGTTTTTTCAGAGAAGGCGGCCGGCTGGGTCTTGCACCAGGCCAGGCACATCCGCGAGAGCACGGTCAGGCTGTCGACGAAGTAGGTGTCGTACTTGGCCAGCTGCGCCGGATCGCCGTACTTCTGGCAGACGTGGTCGAAATGCGCCTGCGAGAAGGCCTGCTCGGGTGAGGCGCTCGGGCTGGGTCCAGCCAGGAACACCACCAGGTCCTTGAACTCCGGCCAGGTGCGCGGACGCAGGGTGTCGCCGGCCCAGTCGAGGATGGACAGATCGCCGGCCTCGGTGTCCACCAGCAAGGTGCGCTCAGCATCGAGGGTGCGGATCTGTGTAGTCTTCCCAGCCCCAGGAATTCCGACGAGGGCAACTTTCGCGCAGCGTTTCTCTGACAAGCGCTGGTCAGCGCTGATGATCGGGAGTGCCATCACTTGCCCTCCCCGTTGATTGCCAGGCGGAATGCCGGCCTGGCGGGTTTGAGGGTGCGTGCAGCCTCAAAGGGACGGCGCAGGGTTTCAGGCCAGGCGGCGAACTTGCGCTCGGAGACCGAATACTTCACGTCGATGTATTCGGCCGGGTCGTCGCCATTGCTGGCGATGCGCTGCGCGATGGCGGCAAGCTCATCCTGATCCCAGGCAACCGACTTCTTGATCTCGACCGTGATGGCCAGATCACCATCGGTCAGGTGCGTGGTGCCAGTGTCCTTGCCGGCGTCGAGCAGCTGCGCGCGGGCAGCATCGCCGTAGAGGTCATCGAGCGCAGCGGTCAGCTGCTCACGGGCGTGGCCAATGCCACGGTCCATTTCGGCCAGCAGAACGGAGAGTTCCTGCAGTGCCGGCTTGGGCAGCGCCTTGATGCGCTCGCGGGTGAGGTCTTCGAGTTGGAGGGGAAGACTGCCGATGTCGAGGACGGTGGCAGTCGGTTGTGGGGTGGCTAAGATGGCCGTTGAATTTGCAGTGATTTGCTGCATGGCGTGGGTCCTTTTCAGGTGGTTGAACAACGCCTGCAGTGTTGAAATTCAACGAGGAACTGATAAGGAACTGAACCAGGAACTGGCGGGAAAGTCGCAGTTCCTGGTTGGACCCGGCAGCGGCTGCTATGCGAGACCGGGCGCCACAAACAAAAACGGCGAGCCCTCGGAATCCGAGTGGCTCACCGTCAATGCGGTGCAGGGATTGGGTCAGGCCATGCTGTGACCGCCAGCCTTCTGTGGTGCCGCACAGGGCATCCAGTAACTGCTTTCGCGGTCCTTCTTGCGCATCACCAGCGTGTCGAACGCCAGCTTCTGCCGTTCGTAGCGCGGATCGCCCTTGTTCTGGGGCTTGATCTTGAACAGATCACCCGGTCGGTCGCTCTTGCTTTGCGCTTTGTTCAGAATGACTTCGCCCGGCTGCGGCTCTCCCCGGAAATACCACAACGCCTTGAAGATAGCAGCCTGCGCATCCGATAACAGCACAGGGTCCTCCGGCGCATCGTCCAGAAACACCCAGCGGAAATCCGCCGAGAACGGCCCATGCGTCGGCCCCGGTGGCTCGCTGCCCAGCTCCTCGATCACCGCGCCGGGCGGCATGAAGCTCAGCCCACCACCAAAGAGCGCAAACCGCTCTTCCAGCGACCACCAGTAGGCCGCCCGGCCCAGTATCTGGGAGTCGACGTTTTTCAGAGGGCGGGGTGTGAAGAACCAGGGCTCGGCGCAGCGGCCCACCCGGGCGCGCTCGATGAGATCCGGGCAGGTTTGCAGGGTGATCAGCTTGGGCGCGATCACGACCGGATGGCGATCAAACAGCCCCAGGCGCACGATGCCCTGGCCCAGCTCGGCGTGCTGGCTGCCGTCAAGGTTGAGCGCCGCGCGGATCTTGCGGGCAAGCCAGTCGGGCTTGAGTTGCCAGGCCTGTTTGTCCTCGTCGTCCAATTCGACCGGGCCACAGTCTGGGCAGTGGCAGACCATCTTGCCGTCCTCCAGCGTCACCAGCCCGTCCAGTTGCTGACAGTAGGGACACATCACGCAGTCCAGCCGCACTGGGGCCGACTCCACCACCTTGTCCTGCTGCAGACGTTTCAAGCCGATGCGTTCGTTGTGGCTGAGGCTGGCTTCCTTGACCGGGTAGCCCACGGCGTACAGTCGGCACACCAAGTGCCAGGCCAGGGACCGAACACTCACCGTCATTCCTCAACCTGCGCCAGATCGTTGCGCTGCGGGCCGAGATCGGGGCGCTCGCGGATGTCGACCTCTTCCATGGTCAGCGTCTGGTCAGGGCGAAGGATGCCGGCCTCGACCAGGTAGCCTTCGAGCTGTTGGCGCAGTTTGTCGTCAAACTGGTGCAGGTTGAGCCGACCCCGGCTGGTGACTTCGACGGACACCACCCGGGCTTTTTTGCCGTTAGCGGGCGGGTAGTACAGATTGATGGTGGCCGCCGCCACCTCCCAGTGGTGCACCAGCGGATTGTCGTTGGGCAGGTTCTCGGCCATCAACTCGGAGACGCTTTGCTGATGGCTGGCGATGGTGGCATTGAATTCACCGCGCAGCTTCTTGTCGGGCGTGACCACGGTGATGGACTTGAGCTGCACCACGGCAAAGCCATCCTGGTGCGCTTGCGGCACATGAAAGCCACCGCGCAGGCCGGACAGATCCAGGGGCGGTGGCCTCAGCCGCTGGGCCTTGATCTTCACCCCCAGCAAGTGTTCGGCAAAGGCATCGGCCAGCATCCGGTTGTACTTCTCGCCACCCTTGATCAGCGTGCGGGCCACACCGGTGCGCGAGGAATACTCCAGGGCCATGTGGATGGTGGGATTGCCGACCCGGCGTTGGAGATGGACCCCATCGAACTCCAGCGAGGTCCTGGCCAGATCCTTGGCGTGAATGGTGACCAGTTGCGTGCCATGAACGCGATCCATCAGGTGCCCGACCACCACGTCGCCGCAGTGCAATTCCTTCTTGTAGAAATCCTTGATGGCGGCGCAGAAGGCATCCATCGAGGGCTGGTCCCGATGCACCGGCAGGCGCACGTGCAAATCGATGTGCTGGGCCTGACCAACGTGGCTGTCGACGTAGTCCACATCGCAGGCCGTCTCGAACAGTTTGGGATGGTGCACCAACAACCAGAATGCCCGGTGCAGATCCCCACTACACGCCGCCAACCCGGTCACCACCGCCGCGTCGCTTATGGCCGCCTGGAACATCGCGGCACTGGCCTTGGGGTGCGCCAGCTGCGTGGCGGTCTGCAGGCCAGCGATCACCGTATCGCGGATCGCCGTGTCCGCACACGACTCGATGGCCGTGATGATGGCCCGCGAAGTGGGCACCGCATCCGTCCAGTCCAGCGTGGGCGGCAGTGGCAGCGCACAGCGGTTCAGGTAATCCTGCAGCGTGGCATCCACCGGCAAGTGGTGCAATACGTCGATGAAGCTCCATTTCATATAGCGTCTCCGTTTTTATGGTCAGTGCAGGCCAAAAGAGGCAGCGATAGCCCGTGCAGTACAAGAGATTTTTTGCATAGCGACCTTGATCGTTCGATCTACTGAACTCCGGGCGAATTGTTTCAGGCAGAATTGCATCCTGTCAAGCGATGTAATTCGTTCGGTATGGTGGTATATTCTTGGGCTTTGTACGAATCGACGATAGGAGACTGCAATGCCATCTCCCCTGGGTGACAAGCTGCGCGCGCTGCGCCAGCAAAAGAAACTGAGCCTTGAGCAACTGGCCGAGCTCACCGAATCGAGCAAGAGCTATATCTGGGAACTGGAGAACAAGGATGCGCCCAACCCCTCTGCCGACAAGATCAGCAAAATTGCAGCGGCGCTGGATGTGACCACCGAGTTCTTGCTCAGCCACACCAGCGCCTCCCCGGATGCTGAGGTCGTCGATGAGGCGTTCTTCCGAAAGTACAAGGCGCTGCCTGAGCCAACCAAGAAGCAGATCCGCAAGATCTTGGAAGCCTGGGACGACGACGAATGACCGACCAGAAGCGCCCTAAGGCCGAGGCCAACGACATCTCAAAACTGCTCAATCAGGTCTTCGGCACTGATCGCTTCCCGGTGCCGGTCGAAGACGTTGCACTGGAGTACACCCAGCAGAAATTCCGCGATGCGCCGATTGCCAAGGTCAGGGGTGAAGCGCTGGACGGCTTTGAGGGAATGCTTGCAGCCCACCCGAAACGGGACAGGTGGATGATCCTCTACAACAGTGCCGTGAGCTCAGAGGGGCGCAAACGCTTCACCATTGCCCATGAGTTCGGGCACTACCTATTGCATCGGCACCAGCAGGAGGAGTTTGCCTGCGGGGCTGGTGACATCGAGACCAGTGGCGAGGGCAAGGGCAGCCGGGACATCGAGAAGGAAGCCGACGACTTCGCCACCACCTTGCTGATGCCGCTGGACGATTTCCGGCGACAGGTGGACGGCGAGACCATGAGCTTTGACCTGCTGGGGCACTGCGCCGACCGGTATGGCGTGTCGCTCACCGCTGCCACGATCCGCTGGCTGGAGATTGCAGCACCTCGACGCGCCGTGTTGGTCGCCAGCCGCGATGACCATATGCTGTGGGCCACGTCGAACGAGGACGCCTTCAACTCCGGAGCCTACTTTGCAACGCGCAAGAACACCATCGAACTGCCTCGGTCAGCGCTGGCGCACAGCCGCAATTGCACCGGCGCATCGCAATCGCACGACACCCGAGCGCAGGTCTGGTTTGCGCGTGAGCCGGCCGAGATGCCGATCACCGAGATGACCAAGGTGGCCGGCAACTACGGCTACACGCTGACCTTGCTGGTGATGCCGGAGGCGGAGAGGCGCTGGCCACGGCAGGATGAGGACGAAGAGCCGGTGGAGGATAGTTACGACCGGTTCATAGGCAAGGGCAACTGACATGGACCTGAAGCAGATTTTCCTCAGCTACCCAGAGTTTGTATGGCAAGGCGTTTTCAGCCTTGCCTCTACGCTGATTGCAGGCTTGATCATCGCCTTCGTCACCACTTTTTACCTGAAGAAAAAGGATGAGAGAACGCGTGTCGCAGGTGTCATTTTGGAAAAGCGGATCAATAGCGAACAGACGATTCTCGATTTCCTTGATAACGCATCTTTCACCGTAGAGATGCCCAGGAGAACCAGCCAAGAGTTGCATGAGTTGATGGAGGCGCATGAGCTAAATTTGCCTCACGGCCCAAACCTCCAATATGCAAAAGTTTTTTCAAGCAACGCCGCATTTCAGGAATTTTTCCGCGCATTCGAACAACAGGTCAGTCGCAACAAACTCTGGCTCAGCAAGGAGGTGCGGTTTCACTTGGAGCTGATGCAGGCCTATTTCTCGTGGATAAATGCAAGTGCGCTTGCGATGCAGCGCATCCCGCTGCCGGATGGGGTTCATCTCACCGACGATGAGACGGAAAAACTCTCCGACCAAATCATCCTGATGCAGGGAATAAGTTTGGACAGTGAGTTCAAGGGGCTGATCGCACACCTGGAGGTGCTTATGGTAGACTCAATTTACCATCTCAAAATAGACAGCGTAAAAAGAAGCCTGATGCGTAATGGCTTCCTGAATCGTGACACCAAAAAGCTCATCAAGATACTCGATGAGGAAACCCTTCTAGGCGCTCAGCGCGAGCAGTTAATTGCCTTGATAGCCGCAGCCGTTTATAGCATTAAGGGGCTTGACCCTGGCGAGCTTGACGTTGACCTCCTGGCCGATCAGTTTGCCGAATAAGCCCACGCAGCACTGGTGCTCATCGGAGCCACCCGGCATCACCCTGCGCGATATGAAGCACAGTTTCCCGAGCGGCAATCGGGTGCTGTCGCTGCTGGTGTTGGAGTCGGCGGCGCCGAGGAAATTGGCTGGTGGCGGATTTGAAGATGAGGAAACCGAGGACAGCTACGAACGATTTATGAGTAAACGTTAAAAATTTGAAAATGTTATGAATTTCAGGCACCGGTCCATGGTTGCACTTTGTCCATCATGCGAATCTCCATTTCATTTTACACAGACTGAATTCTTCGTTGAAAACGATGGAGGAGGATGGACTGTCGTCTGCCCTGAATGCAATAAAAATTTCAAATTCCCTGTACTCAACCCCCAAGAATCAAGCACAAAGGATCAGTGGCGAGTTACCCCTTTTTACGACTGGCCCGGTGGTAACATCGACACACCTATCGCTGCAGAAATTGTCACACACGATCTTCCAAAAACCAAACTTGATTGGAAGTACGATTTATCTACCGCAGCTTTGTTTCGTTGTCGAAGAAATTCGGCGGACCTTGATGCAGCAGCCTATTCTTTACTGCATTCCGAACGTGACAATCTTGAGCGCGAGTGGCGCAAAGTTGAGAACTGGCTGTTAGCGCGAGGTAGTGGTGGCGGGCACACAGACAAAATACTGGTCCAGGTGGATGTTCCCTGCAAGTGTTGCAATACTCACCAGGCGACGTTTTACGCGAAAACTCGCCTAGGTGCCAGTGCCACACCACTCGCCGATCGATGTTTGCTCATCGATGTCGAATCAGCCAGCCTCGAAGACCGCTTGAACTGCCTAGCCAGCAAAACTGAAACGATGGATCTATTGGAAAAGTTGCTTATCCGCTGGCACGCCACAGCTGATCGAATTATTTTGGCAACGCCATTCGTTGGCCACCAATTCATGAAATCAACAGAGATACTCGGCGTATGGGATTGGCTGTTCAAAAATGCTGACGCAGAAAGGGTGACATTGATCACCAGAAAAGCCACATGGACAAGATTCAGAAATGCACATAATGAGTCTGGCGTTTCGTTCGCCGACTTGGAGCGATATGGATTGCAAGAAAAAGTCGTGAGTGAAGGAGAAACCAAACAGGACTTCCATGCCAAGTTCTTCGCTGGCGTTTCTACGGACGGTGTGGAGCTATTGAGCGGATCAGCCAATCTGGTAAGAGGCCCATCGATTGAGAATATCTCATTCCACCGAATGTCGTTAGAACGCTTTCAAGACAGGTATCTTAATGTACTGAAAAAACCTATGCCTGGCCTATTGCCGAGGCAAAACCTAGGTGATGCATTGTCTCTAAAAAATGGGAGCTGGACATTTACGCCTTTACCAAAAGAGCCATGGAGCCAATTTGACGCTTAGTGATCTCGCTTCTCGGGACTTTCCCGAAGGTTTAATGACCAGCTTCAAATACCGGACCCCCGCTGCTGCCCTCCGATGCTTGGCGGAAGGCTCGCTGTACTTCGCCAAACCGTCGGAACTCAACGACATGCTGGAGGCCAAGTATGAGCACGCCACGCCGGATGATTTCACTCGGGGCATGATGCAGACTTACAGTGAAATCGGTCAGCAGCGTGGCCAGGCTTTGGAATTTGACCAGCGTGGCATAGCTGAAATGGCGGAAGCTCACGCTCTGGAGTGCCAGCGCCTACAGGCTTTCACAGAACAAATCGGAATTCTCTCGGCAGCACAACGCCCGGATCACCAAGCGATGTGGGCCTACTATGCAGACAACGCATCCGGCGTTTGCTTCGAGCTGGAGTGGAGCCAGGAGATTGCGGATCGCTATCAACTCTGGGCAACGGACGTGCAGTACCACGGCAAGGCGCGCGTCCACAACCGCGCCGATGACTGGCGCCATGTTTTCCTTGAGCTCGCCCAGGAGCACCCCGACGCCAGCCTTGAGACATTGCACCAGTTGTCACTTGAAGAGTCGGCAAGGCGCAAGGCGGGAATCCTCACGGCATCTCGCGTCGTCTCTGTAAAACATACCGACTGGTCGCACGAAACAGAAATTCGCCTACTGGCGCCAAAATATGGCGCGCTTCCGGTTCTTGCAGATGTGCTCAAGCGCGTCCATTACGTGCGCCGCGATGGCGACCACTGGCCCGACATCTTCCACCTCTTAGCCACTCGCTACCCCTGGGTCGAACTCGTGCATTGGCAATTCGCGCACGGCAAGATTACGGCGAGGCCCACACCGATGGAAATTCGGCTGATCCCGGTGTGAGCTTAGCAGAATGCCTATCGCGCCAACCCTGGCGAACTCCGTGACCGGCTCGCGATCCCGGCAATCAACACCGGCCGACAGATCCACCTTTTTGGCCACACCGCCGGCCCCGTTACCGATGACTTAGAAGGCTTGCACGCCATCACTGACGAGAACGGCTGCATCCGATTGATCTCTGGCACCGAGTTTTCGATGCAGATGTACCGGGGGCAGACACAGATGTATCCGCGCTGCGTCCCTACGCCAAGCAGACTAGAGAAAGTCGAGGATCAGTTCTTGGCCCTATGCCGCCGTGTCGCCTTCGAGGACGCCATTGGCGAGCACCCGATGGTGAACTTGGCTGAACGGATAAGGCTTTGGGAGTCACCCCTGTACGTTGACCGTGAGGGGCTGGCGCAACACTATGGCCTGGCCACCGATATGCTGGACGTGACCAGCAACTTCGATGTGGCCTGTTTTTTCGCCACCTGTACGTGGAGCCATGAAAACGGCCAGTATCAGCCTGTCGCCTCCGACAAAGCTTCTGGGGTGATGTACCGGATCACCCCAGTGCTCATGACTGGTAGGGACGGTACTGACGATGAGTTTGGGCCAGTGCACATCGTCGGCTGGCAACCGCTCCCTCGACCTGAACAGCAGCGCGCTTTTGTCGTAAAAATTAAGCCCAGCCAGGATTTCACTTCACTGCCCTCGGTCGAGACATTCCACTTCCAGCATCAGGCACACATCTCGCACCGTATCTGGAACGCTTTCGACCAGGGCGCGGCACTGTTCCCGACAGACGCGGCCGTCGAGCTAGCACGTCGAGCCGAATCTCTGAGTGAATTCACCGAGAGTCAAATCGAGCGTGCGTCGCAACGGCTGGCCGAATGGACTCCGAAAACTGATGTTCCCATCGACACAGTCCGAATCCGGACGGCCACTGGAATAACGATGGCCGAAGCGCCACAGCTGAACTGGAGCCGTCTGGTTATTGAAACCTCGGAGGAGCAACTGCTGGGACAGTTCAGAGAGGTTGTTGATCGCGCCCGATTCCGCATGGCTGCCTACGGGTAAGCAGCCTCACCCTACAGACACCACCTCGACCGCCTCCCGCAGCCGCTCCCGGCTCAGCTTACTTACCCCACCAGCAGCACATTCATCCCCACCATCGAGCCATGCGACACGCCGACTACCTTGATCACTAGCGCCTCCTGGTTGCCCACGTCCAGGTAAGCCCTGTCATCCAGCGGCTACAAGTTATCAAGACTCAGTAACAAAGACGTGAACCGGGCATTCGAGATGTGGCGTATTGCCTATGCCCTTGACCTCGTAACCAATCTCGTCCAGATAGACACCATCCCCAACTGATGGGACAACTCGGTCAGTGACTGCTTTTTCGATCTCGCCATTCAGGCGAAGTTTGATCCAACGAATTTTCATATCAGACCTCCTCAGTAAAAAACCCCACCGCCTTGTGAGCAGTGGGGT